CATTGGCGGCTGAAGTTGTACCTACAAAGGATGTGTTGTTGGCCGTCATGGTGGCGACATTAGCTGCCAATCCTGCCGTTGTCTGATAAGACGCCGCAAGGACACCACCAAGATAATTTGAATTATTGGCCGTCATGGTGGCGACGTTAGCTGCTAGGGTAGAATTTAATTGATAAGATGCAGCGGCAATTCCGCCCAGATAATTTGAATTATTAGCCGATCCGGCGACGCCTGACCAATAATCATTCGCCGTTCCACCACCAGAAGTCAGCACATAACCGGCTGTTCCAACAGAGCCGTTGACAGATATATTATTTGTGACGTTCAGGTTGGTGAGGTTGGCCCCAACAGCGAAGAAGGTCGTTCCGTTGGTGGAATATAAAATTCCGTCAGGAAGATTGATGGCCAACTCACCAACATTAAGGGTTGGAATATTAGTGGAGTTTGCGACTCTTCCTGATACAGTTGTCCTTTTAATTTGAATTATTTTGTCTGTCATCTTTTTGCCTTTTTATTATTTATTTTAATATCAGATCAGCTACCGATTGCCGTCCAGAGAAAACTCCCTGATGAAGCATTTGATGTTATACTCGCACCAACCTTTGTGAATGTACCAATATAAAAATTTGCCGAGGTTGAATTAAAACTCATTACTGATAAAGAATAACAGTTGATCGTGAAGGATATAGGGAAGCTAATCGTTGATGTTATGGAACCATAAGTTAAATGGCCCCATTGCATCAAGAGACCATTTGGAAGATAGGTGTAGCCGTTGGCGGCTACACTTGAGGTTCCAAGAGTGAAGGTATTTGTTCCATGTTTCAGCGCCGTAGAATTGGCAAGAAATACGGATGCAGCATTGATTGAGCCCGTCGCAAATACCGTGGCCGTATTTACCGCACCTGTGACGTTAAGGGTATTGGTGTTGGTCAAACCAGTCACGGTTTGAGAGGCAGAGTTAACTGCACCTGTGACATTAACGGCAGCGGCGTTGACCAATGTGGAGTTGGCCGTGAATGTCGATCCTACTGAAAATGTGCCGGTGTTGACGCTGGTGGCGTTGATAAGAGTATTAGGCGTTGAACTACCAATATTTAAGACGTTTAATGTTCCTGTTCCTAGAATGTTTCCATCTATGATGGCCGTCGTGCTGTTGGCGATGAAGACGCTGATAGTTCCAAACTGGTTCCCGATGGTGTAGTTGCCTGTTCGGGATGAAAGATTCATACCAACCTGATTCGCCACGGTGACGATACCTGTTCCAACCTGAGTAATTAAGAATCTGGAGTTGATAGGCATAGTGTTAGAAATGGTGATGGTGACAGACGCAGTATTTGTACACTGAATCAATGTTCCTGAATCTGTGTTGGCCGTCGTATAGGCGGTTCCGGTCTGGGTTGTGGTCTGAAGCAATGTTGATTTAACAGCGCCATTTACAGTAAGAACGTTGGATGAATAGTTGAACGTCAGGGCAGCAGACCCACCAAAACTTCCACTTTCATTAATTTGTAGTTGGGTATCCGATCCTCCGGGACTTGCAGATACGGTTCCCCAATAATCATTTGCCGTCCCACCACCAGAGAGAAGCGCCTGACCGGCTGTTCCGACAGCGCCATTGACGGTGATCTGGTTTGTAACGTTAAGGTTGGTGAGGTTGGCTCCAATAGTGAAGAAGGTCGTTCCGTTGGTGGAATAAAGAATACCATCAGGAAGATTGAGGGCTAACTCACCGATGTTGAGGGTAGGCGTGTTGGTTGAATTTGCAGGCCTTCCTGATACTGTTGTTTTCTTGATCTGAATTACGTTGTTTGCCATATGTTTGCCTTAGATTTGTAAGAATAAGAACATGTTTGCAATATAGTCATCATTATATTGGTACGGTGGGGTTTCGATGGCGTCACCAATGGCCGTCCATGTTTGAACACTAGTTCCACCCGCGACACTTAGACCACTCTGAGCCCCTGTCCCTGTATAGGATTTATATTCTATGAGTAATTCATTTGTGGAGGACCCCGTGTTGTCGAGGTTGGAGCCGATCAATGTCATGCCTGTCCCTACACTCTGCGACGCGCCGATGCTATCTGTATGCATAAACCCAAATACCAAGGCATCAGTATTTGTGGCGATACCCGTTACGGTGGGATAACTAGAACCTGATGACAGATAAGCCGTGGCGGGAAGGGAAACATTTTTTGACCAGACAGGATAACTTACACCATCATAGTTGACACCAAAGGCAATGCCGTCTCCAATATCGTAGCTTAGACCAGACCATGTGACAGTAATTATTCCAACTGCACCCGATGTTGCCTTTTGAGCACTCCAAATTTCGAGAGAAGTGTATTCGGTGCCAAAGAACCCTGCCGCACCATCCATGTAGAGAGCACTACGGCGTGTAAATGTAAGGCCCGTTGCTGTCACGTTAGAGACAACACAATGCCCAAGGGCCGTGCATTCTATGCCGATAACAACGACGATCAGGTCATTATTATACGACGTTATAAATGAAGGTATTGTGCCGGTGCCACTTCCCCATCCGGTGGTATAATTACCACCAAACGTAGAAATGCCGTCAATTGTTAGCGCCATATATAGACCTTTTCAAAACTCTAGTATATACTAGGTATGTTTAAACATTAAAATTCAGTAGAAGTATGTACTTCTTTTTTATTCTTTTTATTTATCTTTTCTTCTAGGTCGGATAGACGTTTCTTCAAATCATTGTTTTCATTTTGTAAGGTCTGGACTAGCTGATTTGAAATCTCGGCCTGAGTCTGTGACATTATATCCTTCTTGATATAATCCACGAGAGCCGCCATCGTCTTTTCGATGTAGGTATTGATAAAGATTTGATCCAAGTTATATTCCTTTTCTTCTCTTCCACGCTTCCTTTAATTTATTTATTTGATCTTCATACATCTTTTTACCCTTATTTACAGGAGTCTGTCCCTTCTTATATTTTCTGATTTTTTCCTTTGTTTCTTCTGTGTGTGTTCCCGTAAATCCTTTATAAAATCCTTCAACATTTCTTCTCTTCATTTGTTTTTCTTGATACTCTGGATCATTCCATAAGTCTTTGGATTTTTTACGGCGCATTTCTCTTTGTTCTTCATTTTCAAATTGGATTTTGTTGGCTTTCCTAATTTTTTCTTTAGTTTCATCTGTCATAACTTTACCGATATTCCATGATCCCCAATTTGGATCGTCTCTATGGGAAAGAGATATTTTATCGCCTACAGTTTTTACCTTGTCGGGGTACATTGTCCAATGTCCAACAGTTACGTGTAGGTTATAATATTTATGACGTATTTCTTCTGGTTTTATTAAATTTAACCATTCTTGTTCTTTAAGAAATGTGTCAGTTTTGTTCGTGTATACACGAGATAATATACGTCTTTTGAAATCCTCTGGTCGGTGTTTGTATGCCTGCTTCATCCAAGATGAAGAACACACATATCCATCATCTTCCGATCCCCAATGACAGCCAATATAATAACGACCGTGCTTATGGTCTCTCCAAATGTAAACGAATCCGTATTTAGACATAAAAAAATACTCCTAAAGTTGCCTCTAGGAGTATTTATTAGAAAAGTATTCGTTTCAAAAACTTCCGCCGTCGAGAGAGCCGTAAGCAGGAAGGTTATTGGTGATTTGGAGCACCTGACCGTTGGCGGCGACGGATAGTCTCGTCAGCGCGGTAGGAGAGGCCGTGGCGGCATAAAGAATGTCACCAGCAGCATACGCAGACCCAAGCACACCAGTACCACCAGAAGTCGCCAAAAGCGCCGTGGTGAGGGTGAGAGAGTTGGCGATGATAGGCACCGCGAAGGTTGAGTTGGCCGTGATCGAAAGCTGGGTAGCGTTGGAGACTAGGGCATTATTCGAGGCGTAGAGGAATCCAGAAACCGTTAGATTCGAGGAAACGACCGTGTTTGTTCCACCGAAGATATTATTACCTGTGAAGGTGTAATTTCCCGTAGACGCCAGATAAGACGCCGCAGCGACACCACCAAGATAAGCCGCATTATTTGCCGATCCTGTATAGGTTGTGGAGTTTATCGTCGCATTGACTGTTGAGTTACCAAAGAACACCGCAGAAGAATTGATGACGGTATTTGTGTTGACGCCGATCCATGCATCTGATAAAGCACTACCTGTCGTGTAGACTGTGCTGTTTCCAGAAACGAAGATGGTAGAATTAACGACAGTGTTGACGGTGGAGTTACCGATGATGAATGATGTGGCGTTGATGAAGGCGTTTGAATATGTGTTGACGGTGGAGTTACCATTCCAGTAATTGATCGAGAGAGAATTACCATTGATGATAGAATTGGCCGTCGTGTTGACGGTTCCTGAGACAACGACGTTGGCAAGAATGGTCAGTCCTGTGGTGTTGAAACCTAGGTTGGAGCCTACATTACCTGATGTTGTCGCGAATATCGTGGCCGTATTGACAGCACCGATGACGTTAATTGCCGCGACATTGGCGAGAGTTGAGTTGGCCGTGAAGGTTCCGACGACGATGGTGTTGGCGATAGTGACGGTATTTGTGGCGGGAACATAGATGAAACCAGCGTTACCAGAAAGAACACCGGCATTATTAAACTGGACCTGAGTGGTTGAACCGGCGACGCCTGATGTAGGCGTAGCCCAATAGGCGTTGGCGGCAGCACCACCAGAAGTCAGAACATAACCGGCTGTTCCTGCGCCGCCGTTGGCCGAAATAACGCCGGAAGTGGTGGCGTTGCCCTGAAGGGTTAAAGTTCCTGTGACAAGATTATTGATGCCGGAAGTCGCATTCGCCACCAACATCGCATTGGCGGTAAGAATACCGGGATACATCTTACCACCGATAGGAATTACTGGTGTTCCTGTGGCGGGAGAACCGATGTAGAGAACGTCACCGTTCGAAGTATAGGCAAGTTGTCCATTCGCCAAGGAACCCGGTGTTGCCGTCGTATTAGAACGTAAGATTTGGATTAGATTATTTGCCACAGTTTATCTCCCTTTTTTTATTATTTATTTAAAAGGATATTTAGAAGCCTCCGTCGTCAATGTCTGAAATAGATATCGTCAGCGTTGAAAGAACAGATTGAAGATAGGTGTTGGAAACAATATTATTTCCTTCGATCAACGTAAGGTTATAACCAAAAGTATTTGTATTACTCATGAATGTGTTGGAGGCTGCATTTGTCAGATATCCGTTGGTGATAATATAATCTGTCTCGCCCTCGGAGAGGGTCACATTATTTGATACGACAATTATACTGGCAACCATCATCTTCCCTTTTTAATTATTTATGGTTGGCATTGATATGGAATTTGGAATGATGTTGGTGAATGGCGCGGAAGGTAAATCATCCATGCCAAACATTTTAAAACTATCTTCTGAGGGGGTGCTTCCGCCCCATGTAGAGAGGGCCACGTTGGCAAAGTTGATGACGGGGCTAGTCTTCTGAGGTCCATAAAAGTTTCCCTTCAGCGTGAATCCTAGATGCCACACGATGATTTCTCGATCTGCCAGCTTTTCATTGTCCTCATCATTAAGAGCCACACCATCAAGGATGATGGGAACGTCGAGAGAAGGCATACCGGCGAAGAGAACCGCCCTTATCGTGAAGTCAGGCGTGAAGAAGGGAACAATCTGCTCGATGATCTTGGTGCCATCCGCGTTATTTTTCACATAGACATAAAGGTTGAAACGAACATCATAGGGAACGGAATTATAGTAGCTGACGGTCGTGTTGGATAAATTAAAAGAATTCTTCCCCATGGTGTTGAATTTTCTGTTGATATCATACTTGATGTCTTCAATCTCAAATGAGATGGCCGGAAGGATGATGGCGTCTTCTCGATTGATGCTGGGATCAGAAAGCACTCTGGTCAGCATCTTTTCCTTCTTCGAATATTGAAGAGGGACGTTGACAATCTGGGTCAGATTTCCGTTGGTGTCTGTTCTATTAATCACGAGGTCGTTGAACATCGACCCGAAGATAACGATGTACTTTCTAATTGTGTTATAATAGAAGTAATCCTGATTTAGAATGTTTTTAACTCCTTAGTTCTCAAAGCCGAAGGCGTTGGTCTCCGAATTATCAGCAATACTAATAATTTCTTTATTTAGGTCGTCATCATCGGTGATAGGATCAATATCCTCGGTGTCATATGATTTGATCGTGATTCTGTTAAGATTCTCATCGGTAAGAATCTTTCCATCTTCTGTTGTGTAGACATAATCGAAGACGTTAAGACTTGAAACATTCTGAATAGAATCAATTTCTGGGATGCCGGTGTTGAAGGTTTCGTCGGAATATTCAAACAATTCAAGCGTCATCTGATAGGTGGGAAGAACACCCAAGGGATAAAAGATTTCTTTATTATTTGTAAACCTGATCTGAAAGACTTTTTTATTAAGTGTAAAGTAAATAAGGTCACCTTCCATGGGTCGAGGTTGGTTTGTAATCGGCTTGATGACACGATCAAAGGTTCTTGACGCCATCGACAAGGTTATCTGATCTCGAATCTCCAGACCAAACTTGGTGAAGATATCTTTCTGACCCGAAAATCCATCGACGCTCTCGATATAAACAGGACACTGGATCACCGTATTATACATAGACTGGTCGTCGGTTTCGTAAATTTTATCGAAGTTGACGATGTTACGAGGAATGTAATAAATCTCATGCCCGTTGATGGCGATGGCCTGCACGATCAAATCCTGATACAAGTCCTGCGTGGGCTTGTAGTCGAACTTATTAAAAAATGGGTTGAGATAGTTATCAAGTGCCATTACTTATACTTCTTATCCAGATGAGGAAACGTTGCATCAGGATCGAGAGTATGTGGCTTGTTATGATCTGATCGTTCTCTCCATGTATTTGTGTTGGAAGAATGTAAGACTACTCTGGCAGGATAACGTACTGATGCATTATCAGACGCATCCTTTTCATGATTATATGGACCCCAATATTTCTTTTCTTTAGGATGATAACAATAGAATCCATGTGGAATAGTGGTGGCAGTAGGAGCAGCAATAACCTTTGGGTTATCGGAAGGTGGTCTCATTCGATCCATCGCAGCCTTGGCAGCAGCCTTCTCTCCCGGTGTTCCCGGTCTATCATAAAGAGTCTTGACTTTATCGTATTTTTCTTGGGATTCGATGATATCTCTTAATCTTTTCATTTAAATTATCCGATCATCATGCCAGCAGGGATCGAGAACGATCTGACCAGCTTGGCTTCCAGCATATCGATGTCGCTTCTGGCCTCATTATAGACGGTCTGGCCGTCGATCTTGCCTCCACCCGGAAGCACCATGGGGATAATCTTTAGTACCGATCCCCAACGCTCCTTGATCTGCGCCGTGCAATAATCCTGAAGCCACTTGTCGGAGAACACGCCAGTATAAACGGCAGGGTCGAGGATGCCATAACATTCGACGCAGAGATATTCCCCTACGACAACCTGATCCCAATCCATATCAATATAAAGGATGTTGTTATGACGATTGAAACGAATCGGCTGTTGGCCGACGAGCATCTGCTCAAGGAACTGAACATGCTCCATCACCATGTAATATGGAATCAGCGAGACGTTGGAGATATTATACAAATCATTTACGATGAACTGATAACGCATGTTGAACATGGAGTTTGTGTTCAGTGCATCACCGATAGGGAAAAGTCTCACGGCACCTATGATGTTGGCCGGAAGTGTGATATACTGGTTGGTGATGTCCTGTTGGCTGACGGAATATTTGTAATAAGTTTTATCCGACCCTTCCATATGGTACTGCGCATAGAGATACAGCGCCGTGTCGATGGCGTCGTCAACTTGCTGCTCGGAAACATTTATTTGAATAACGGGACTTCCAAGTTTTCTGAGGCAAAATTGGGCGAATTGTTCTCGTGATGTAGGGACCATGGATATTCCTTTTATTTTATATATTTATCTTAAAGGAATATGACAAATAAAAAGGGGAGCCGAAGCCCCCCCCTTTTTTCATTTAGTAAAGTGATTAGATCACTTACGAACAGAACCATGGCCCAGAGTAGCCGCCGTGGCAGGAGCCGTGGCAGCAGTATGACCACTGGTGCCAGTGGCGCTTCCGGTCTTCGCGACAGCAACGCCACTAAAACCAAGAGCAAGAGTGAGAGCAATAACAGTCAAAAGCTTATTCATTTTTAGATTTCCTTTTCTTTAGTTTTCATATTTAGGAGGCCATCCCCCTATGAATTGAATAATAGTCTATTATGATTTCGGTGTCAACCATTAAAATAAAAAAAGGGGAGCCGAAGCCCCCCTTAATTTTTAATTAGTAAATTTTGACATCGGGTATGATCGTATCCACGTATCCATCCTCCTGATTTATGAAGACGCAGAAATTTTCTGCCTCCTTCTTCGAATCCGCCCTGTAATAACGCGCCTTGTTATTCATACGGAAGAGAACCAGTTGCGGCACGACAGGCTCCACATAGGGAGGGGTATAGGATTTGACATCATTCGCGACATTAATTTGATCGAAGTTGTAAGCCACGATATCGCCAACGAGACGTTCAAAACCCATGATTGCATTATGATGCTCAAAGACATCCCCATAATCAGACTCAATCTTCTTGAGATGATGGAAGGACTCCACAATATTCTTGCTGTCCTTCAGCTTGAAACCGGTGATGGCGCGGAATTCCTTGATCTGGTTGATCACATTTTTCTCGCGGGGTTGAAACTTGGCATCAACGTCGGCAGCGATTTCGTTGATCTTGGCGACGATGGCGATTTTGAAGATGGAATTCATTTTAAATTCTCCGTTTGTTGATGTTGTGGTTATAAATGATTTGTATTGAAGTGTCAAACCTTTTTTTAAATTATTTCGACACTTTCGCATCGGTCGGGATAACCAATCCACTTAGGAAGACATTCCTCGAAAGTGGGGTGATATTTCCGGCTGGCGTCTCGTCCCGCCACCAACGGATAGAACTTCCATCTATAGTCGTCGTGTTGAACCGCGACGCCAAGTTTCCCAACCGAACCATCAGAAAACTTTCTTTGAAGGCTGAAACTTTTGAACATGTTGCTCTCCCTTAACCCAGAACCTTGAATCCATTCCAGCAGGCCATCATGAAGTCTTCACCCATGAAGTTCTTCCCGAAGATGGCAGTCCAACGGCCTTCCGGGGTACGAACGTGCAGGGAATTGAATTTGTCGAGGCCCAGCTTGGTGAGAGCCTTGTTGAGGTTTTCTTCGTTGGCGTAGGACTTGGTGGAAGACCAATCGTTGAACATGGTGTGTACTCCGTGGTTGATATTCAGAATATAAATCATTCAGATTGGTAAGTCAACACCTTTTATAAAAAAAAGGGGCCGAAGCCCCTTTAATTTCATTTTAGGTTCCCGATCCAGATGAGGCTGAAACCCAAGATCAACATGAAGATGGAAAGAAGATCACTCTGGATGATGGTGTCGGACATATCACTCTCCCGTATTGGCCACGATCTTCACATTCCATTCGTCGGGACGGGCCAGCAGGAAGTTCTTGAAACGCTCTGCCTCGGGAAGTGAAGCTGCCTCGTAAAAGTGCTTTCCTTGGGCATTGGAATAGAGGACGATTTGGGGCATAGAGTTGACACCAGACACATCATTCTCACCCCAACGGAGATACTTATACATTATTTTTTCGATTATATCCTCCATAGGGGGAGAAGCACCAAATTCTATGGACCAATACAAAAGGGTGGCAGCATCTTGTTGGCTAATACCGACCTGATTAGAGAGACTTTCTTCCTGTTCAAGGCAGTCTGAAGTGTCTTCTTTGACGTTTGATATCACTTCCGAGATGCGGTTAAAGATGGCATCATGAATTTGGAAACCTTTTTGGAAATAATTCATCTATACATTCTCCTTACCGAAATTGGTCTGGAGAAGATATTCTAAGGCGCTTAGGAAGTCAAGCTCTATTTTGGAAAGAGAGCACTGAAAACGTTGTCGGCACGATCCGTGAAAATCTCACGGTCGTTAATTCCATTCGTGCCACCATTGATTCTTCTGGTGATGCCCTCTAGGTCGTCTTGGTCTGCTAAGGCATTGAGGTTGTGAGTCTTCCAGTATTCACATGCCACTCTGACGGCGATTTCAGGCGTTGCAGCCAAATTTGGATTACCAACAAGATCGACACCGAGAATTTTACTCATGGTGCCGTAGTTAGCCCGTCCTGTAAGCTGGAAGATGCCACGTCCCTTGAAGAGTGGTCCATCACCATCCTCGGTGTTACCAAGGTCGTCACGGCCCTCGTATTCTCTCCCAGAGGCATATTCTACAAGAGTCCTAAAGCCAGCGGATTCTTCAGCGGCTTGACCAAAAAAATGATCCATGCGAAGCAGGGAAGTGATCCCATACTGTGGAAGATACTGATTTAAATATGGAACGAGACCGGCGACGATCTGTCTATTGGCCTGTGGTGCGATGGTAATTAGCATCTGGTCGGTGATCTGCATGATATTTCTCCTTTCGACTATTTATTTAGAAGGCGAAATTCATGAACTCGGCACTATAAGAACTGGTCTGATATGTGAATAAATCCGCGCTGGTATTGGCACTTGTCCCGAGCAAATTCTGAACAATGACATCAAGAGTTCCTTCGGCAACATTAACAGGAACCGTAGCGCTAATGGATGTTGAGTTGGTGACGCTATAAGAAGCCGCGATGGTTCCAAAGTAAACATTCTGTACATTTATAAATTGTGTTCCACTAATTACAACCATATTACCAGTATAGGTGATATTTGGACTAACGGATGTAACAGTAGGCGCGGTAACAGGCGTATATGTGATGATGATAAGACCATTGGCACCAGCACCACCCGCAAAATCCGTGGTTGTATAGGCGTTGGTGGTTCCTCCACCCTTACCACCAATAGTTGTTATGACATCATTTAAATTATAACCACCGCCACCACCACCACCACCATATAAAACTCCGGTACTTCCATTGTTAGACATAATTAGTCGCCTCCACCACTACCAGCACCGCCGCCAGAACTACCACCACTACCACCACCACCAACATATCCACCAGAATTTGATGATGATGTATAAGTATAATCACCACCAGCACCACCAGCACCACCAAGAGGGCCAGCGCCAGCGCCTCCACCACCACCACCAGTAGCGTGGCCACCAGCACCACCATAACCACCCGTCAAAATAGTCGTGCCTACAGAACCAGAGCCGCCTGCGCCTGTCGCCATCACGGTAGAAGTATTCACAAAGAATGAATTATAATATGCTTGTGATCCAACAACAACACTTAAATTTGATCCTACGGTGGTCGAATAATTTACAATTTTGGCATAATTTCCACCATTTCCACCGGCCCCACTTGTATTACCTACGGGTGTAACACCAGCAGCACCAGACCCGTAACATTCTATTGTATTATTGGTGGGATTCCAGTCATTAGGAACAGTCCAGAATGAATTCGCCGTGAAGGTAATAACCGTCATACAATGTCCTTCTTAAGCGTGAGTTGTTTTATATAGAGGTCTTCCTTATAGGGAACACTACCTATGACATATTTCTCAACAAATTCTTTATTTGGACCATTATAATTTATGTCGCCAGCCTTAAGATCGAAGACTTCCACATCAAACTTTTTGAATGCCGGAACACCTTCGTTCTTTGTTTCATCATTAAATCCCGTCGAAGAAAGATAATAAAAGACATCGACGCCTCTTCTGATGTGTGTCTCTATAATTTCATTGACAAACAGATCATAATTTTTATCCCACCCAATATTATTCTTTGGCTTCTTCATTGAACATAAAAATACAGTAATACCTAGGTTTCCAAGTTTGAAGAGTAAGACAAATCTTTCAAGAATATCATTTTCAAATAAACCTAAATTAACAAACATATCGTTTCTAAAGTGTGCGTCAGAAGTAATGGTCGGAAGATACGTATTAAAATCAAACTCATGCCCCGTAAAGATATGATTACGTGATTTAAGTATGGTCCGAATACCATCTTTGTCGGATGAATTTAATTCTCTGATCATTAGATGTTTCCATCCACGACTACCCATGAACTATTTATTACGAAAAGAGAAATTGATCCATATTGGTTAAGAATGTTGTAATTGTTAGTTCTTGAACCAAGAGAAAGGCCGACAGCATTAGATATATTAACATTTCCTGTGTTGACTCTTGTAATAAGAAGTTTTGCGTTGGTCGGAAGTGTATTTGGAAGATTGATATAGACGGTGTTACTAGAATTCACCACAAGAACGGTTCCCATATCCGTGTTACTTACGGCATAGTTGGCGCTTACGGTTGTGGTTGTCATGGTCAATGACTGGATATGACCATTGACGAAGCCGTTGCCGGTTAAATTCATGTTGCCACCAACATTCAATGATCCTCCTCCAAGGGCAACGTTGCCACCAAATGTGGTTCCGACCCCGGTTCCGTCGATGGAGACAGCGCCAGTGGCGAGAGTGATGGTGAGTGGGCGAAGAGTATTCCAACTTCCATAGGTGTCGGCGGTATTTGAAAGGAGGACATAATAGCTCGTAGAATCAACTCTTTCAATGACACCATAGGTTCCACCAATCATTCTTATGTTAGCGCCATTGGCGTCATATGCCGATGATATAATACCGGCCCCACCTGTTATGGTGCCGACAATATTCGCCGTGCTACTTGCATTGATGGTCGATCCGTTAAAGGCCCCATTAAAGTTCGTCGCGTTGGCGTAGAAGGCAACAGCATGTCCACCAAAGTTGGTTGAGTTATTTGAAGTCATGGTGGCCACGTTTGCACCCAGCGTGGAATTTAATTGATAAGATGCGGCAACAGTTCCTCCCAGATAGAGAGCATTATTTGATGGAAGCATGGCAACGTTGGCAGCAAGTCCTGCGACAGTCTGATAGGCAGCAGAAGCCGCCCCACCCAGATAATTTGAATTATTTGAAGTGAGAACGAGAACGTTGGCAGCAAGGCCAGCCGTAGTCTGATAGTTGGACAGATTCGCAACCAACTGAGCATTTGACACCACATTAGCGGCTGAAGTTGTACCTACAAATAAAGTGTTGTTGGCCGTAAGAGGCAAGACAGCAGCAGC